CTTATAAAGGTATACCAGATGATATACCAATTGAAAAGATTATAAAAAAACATCCATCTGGACAAGGATACGACCAACAAAGAAAAGAGCAGCAGCAAGCAAAGCAGCAAGCAGAGCAGCAAGCAGAGCAGCAAGCAGAGCAGCAAGCAGAGCAGCAAGCAAAGCAGCAAGCAGAGCAGCAAGCAGAGCAGCAAGCAGAGCAGCAAGCAGAGCAGCAAGCAGAGCAGCAGCAGGGTCTTGGTGATGATTTAGAACAAATGCAGTTAGAGCAAACGTTATTAGCAAGTCAATTAGAGGAGGAGGGGTTAGGTATCCGAGCGGTAGAATCGGCGGAAGCAGAAGACAGTGTGTATAAGGATTTGGAGATGATTCCCGAGGAGGAGTATTTTGGATCTGAGGAAGTAAACCAAGAGTTATCGGAAGACATGGTTGGCACGGATGGTTTGCAAGATTTGGTAATGAATGCCGATTTAGTTCAATTTGGTCCAGATTTAGAAGATGTCAAGCATATGATAGAATTACCGGAAGAGCAGCAGCGTTATGATTTAATTACGCAAGTAGATGATATGATGGATCATATGTTATCCACCTATTCATTAGATAAGCGAACAAAATCCGTATTAGGATCCATTCATACGTTAATAGAGCGTTATAAACAATTACGGCAAGTGTTTTCCGTGCGTAACGAACAAGGTATGTTAAGTATACCAATTCCCAAGACGTCAGAGGATAAGCCCTTGGTAGATAAATTGCTAAAACATACCGATGATATTCCTTGGTTGATACCCGTGACTAAGTTAAAAAAGGTGTTATATAATGTTCGAATGATGGACATAGGAAATAATAGTGATGTAGTACATTCGAATGATGAAGCGAGTGTACTAGATTATTACGATCTTTGGCAAGAATATTACAGTAATAAGGCTCCATTAGACCAAAACAAGTATATAACGTTACATAATAAAATAGATGAATACAATACACATAACATAAATGACACAACTATACGTCATTTACATTCTTTAAAAGTAAGCGGTAGACAGCATACGGTATTAAATAACTATTTAGATTTTAAGTCTACCACCATATCCAATAATTCGTGTGAAACGCCCCCTTTAAAAAATTTACTGGATGAAACTCTTAATTTTTTGCATAACATGCCATATTACACTACCGTATTAACAGAAGGTCAAACCTATAAGGAAAAGGACGATTTAATGAAAAGTGATGTATTGGATGTAGGTTCTTATTTGCTTTTACCTTTTCCTTATGTAGAATTTTCTCGCCATCGCCTCTTAAAAACATCTATCTATGATCGAGTGCAATTATGTGGGCACTACCCTAGTTTATATAGGTTATTAACAAAATCATCCTCGGTCATTACAAAAACCATTACACCAGAGTCAAAGTATGCGGATTTAGAATTAAAAACCTTATTTAGTCAATTAAATCATATGCCTCCATCGCAGATGATTGTGGATATGGATGATAAAGAGCGATACCAGCTCTATTTAAATAAGGTAATTCCTAAAAATGAAGACTTGTTTAAGTTAATGCGTAGTCGCATGGAGAACTGTTTATCGTATTATGATGTGATAAAGGAATTGGAGGTGTTTTATATATATGAAGATAAGGTAACAAATAGTTTGTGGTTATCTATAAAAGATTTTTTAACAAAAAGAATAAAAGCAAATAAAATACAGTTTAAAGAGCGGCAGCGTGCTTTTCAGCGTTTATCCATAAAGCAAAGTAAAAAGTATGTAAACGGAAGTTTAATAGATCTTTTATCAAAAGAGGTAGAGGATGTATTAAAGTTATATTTCTTAAACAAAGAGGTAAATGAAACGTCATCAGAGCAATTAGCTAGGATCATGTTTATGGATAGTGGGCGATTGTATCATTCAGCGTTATTGTTGCAGTTGTTGGACTTGCATGCCGTAGAAAAGTTGGATTCAACCATACAAGAAAAATCTTTAGAATTAAATGAAAAGTTATTGAAAACAAAGACAAAATGTAATAAGTATGTGTTGGTTAAAAAGTATGCTTCGATTGAAGAATTAGAAGCAGATCAAAAAAAACAGATTTTCGTAGATAAAGAGTATGATCAAACAAAATATAAGTTATTGGAGCAATATGCAAATGAAAAAGAAAGCATGGATCTAAAAGAATTCATGGTGTTTTTAGTAGAACGTTTAATGCAAGACCATTATTTAACCCAAGAAGAAGCCACCATAGAGACTCAGTCTATATTAAAAGGAAAACGTATAGTAGAAAATAATACTTATGCAGTGTTATTAGTAAACGATAATGGTATAACATCTACTCCGTTTTATAAAAGAACGAACGATGAATGGGTGATAGACAAAAGTATAGATGAAAATGTATTTGCCTTAACGTCAGAAGATTTTTGCAATGCTAATGATAGTTGTACGTTTAACAATAATGAATGTTTAGATGTAAATACGGTAAAACAGCAACACAACAAGGAATTGGTAGATCGTATAGTAAATCAAATGAAAACAGAGTATTATTTATCCAAGCAAGAGTTAGAGCAAATGTTCAAATCTAAATACAATGATAGTTTCCGTGGATATCGCGTATTGCAAGAATATACGAACCGTGAATTATTTAAATATGACAATGCCAAGAGAAAGATTGCTATAGACATGGATCAAGGGGAAGATGTAATAGAATCGCCCCATAAATCCTTGATAGATAGTATACTAGTCGAGGCGGATGTAACAAAAAGATATGAATATATATTAGAATTTGTCCAACAGTATACGAGATTGCCAAATACAAACGAACAAACGTCATGGTTTTATTGCAAAGAAAGTAATGTGCCCCTATTACCCATGTTTTATTATTCATTGGCTTCCGCCTATAAAAACCAAGCGACATATGAAGAAGCATTGGCAAAAGTAGTAAAAGACTATGGTGTAGTAAGTGATAATTATATAGTAGATAAAAACAGTGGTCATGTCATAACGCATATTCAATTCAATAGCGAAGAGGGGTATACGGTAGATGGATTTAAAGAAGTTACCCGGGATATACTAAAAGAAGACCAAAAGGTAACCATTGCGTCGAATGTAGTAGTAGAAGAAATACCTAATACAGAAGAAACAAAAATGATGTATAACATCATACATACGTTAAATTCGCATTTGGGAATACGCATGTCCGTAAAAGATATACAATTGGTGGTAATACAAAGCAATGAATTTTATAGCAATGCCTTGGAACCCGAAGAAGCGTATCAAGTGAGATTTGATTTACAGGCAAAAAAAGGAAAGGATATACCGAAATACGAGGAGCATAAAGATTTTTTGTTGTTACTTTATACCGTTACGATACTATTTACGATAATACAAACAAAATTTGTGAATGATCAAATTAAAAAATCTGTACCAGGATGTTTAAAATCGTTCTCTGGTTATCCATTGGAGTTAGAAGATACGAAACTTAAAGGTTTGACGTATATAGCGTGTGTAGTATTAAAATTAAAGTCGAGTATAGCGCCTTGGTATAGTCTAGGTAGATTAAAAACCCCGAGTTTAGTTAAAAAAATGAAGATTATTATAGATACAAGTTTACTAGAAAGTAATTATTTGCGTGAACGTCGAGAATTATTTCAACAGCATCAACAAAAAGGCGTATTGTTTAAAGATATCCCGGACGAATTAAATGTCAAGACCTGGAAACAATTTGTTCCTCCGTTATATCCGTTTACAATACATCAACCGGATCCAATTGCCAGTCACGTAAAAAAACAGTTGTATCAAAACAAAGACGCGTATTCTATAGTTTATTTAAAAAGCGTTCAGATGGCGTATCGTATCATGCATAACATGAATACTATAGTAGGGAGTGAGGTTCCTCATTTTATAGGAGAGGATGGTCCTTACAAAGACAATACATGTTGTGAGGTAATAGTAAAAGAGTATACCAGTCCTTTGGATTATTTTGTGTTGAAAAAATCGGAAATAAAAAAAAATGTAATGTCGTATGAAGAATTAAGTCGTTTGATGGATGACATTACTAGACTAGAGAAAACATCGTGTATGATAAATGACTTGGGGTTTGTAAAGCCACAGGAAGGAGGAGTAGTATTATATTCAGAATCGGTTATATATAAGGCATTTATGCATTATTGTAAAATAAACAAGGATAGTGTTATAGATCCTAGTTTAAAAATGATATGTATAGACAATAAAAGTGAATATCTAGAAGATGATCCTATAGAAGTAAAAATACGGAAAATGAAACAAGAAGGTAAATTATATTCTCTGGAATCGTTGTATCAGTTAATGCAGGTAGTCAATTCGAGAAATATCATTTACATAGATAAATCGTTTAGTGGCATATCTAGATATCATATGTTAGAAGAAACCATCCAAACGTTGGAAAAAGAACCAGATACAGGTATATCGGTAGAAATACGAGAATCCTTAAAAACACTTATGGACACATTTGACATTACAATAGAGACCAGAACAAAAGAAATGGTTACCATAGATCGTTTAATTAATAAGGAATGGGCTGTATTAGAAAAAAAGGTATTAAAACTAAAGAAAACCAGTGATAGAAAGCAGAAAAAGATAATAGAGAAGTTTATTTCATTGGTAAATAAAGACCACGCTTACCATATAAAATCTTATTGCATGTATGTAAAAGAGTTTGTGACGTGTGTTTGTAAAAAATTTCCAAAAATGATACTTCACAAAAGTGATTTCCAAAGTATAGTCATTCCAAAACATTGGAAGGTTACCTCCTTTCATCATAAAATGGACATCATACAATCGGTGGGCAAATATTATGAACCTTTTATAGAGTATTATGGTAATGAAAATATAAATGCTATACTTAACATAGTGCTTGACAAGAGTGAGTTTTTATTACAATTTATGGATTCTCTTCCTTACTTTTCAGCGTATACGGATGAAGAGGAGATCAAGCATTTCCACGTGATAGACGAAAAAATGATAGAACATCTCTATACGTATGTATTGATGAAGGCATTTGTGTTATACATAGAAAACATAGACAAGGTAAGTTCTACACTTGAGGGAGTAGGTTCGATTCAAGAGGAGGATTATCGTGCTACATTGGCGAGAAAAAACACTGCCCAAGAATCCATCCATAATGTATTAGTGACGTATATGTCGCATTTTAACCACCATTATGAAACAAGTGAACCGGTGTATGAAGAAATTAAAAAGCGTACTTTATATGCGAAGGAAAAGGAAAAAATAGAATTAGTGAGATATATGAGTGAAATGTCGGATGAAGAACGTAATGCGGAGCAAGCGTTAAGAGCAACTGGTCAAGGCAGATGGGCAACGGGACAGCAAAAGGGGTATAAAGAATATCAGGGCACGACGTATGACGAGGAAACGCGTGTAGCGAGGGAAGCGGCAGGAGTCATTGATTTTGACGGGGACTATATGAGAGAGGACCCGTTTCAAGACATAGAGGAAGAGGAGGGATTTGATGAAGAGGCGGATGCCTTGTATATGGGTAACATCATAGAGGACGATGACAATGATGACGGCGGGGAGTATACGTTAGATCCGGTGGACAATGAGTAAATACATCGATATAAAAATAGGAGTATAGTATAAAAGTAATGTTTCGTTTTATAAAAAGAGTTTCTTCAAAAATACCCAAAGATAAATCGCCGTCAAAAACAATAGACTGGAAAGGTATACCGGATTATGATTTAGCGGTAAATCCTCATAAAATAGCACCAGATACTGTAGATCGGTACACGCTTCAATTAAAAAGAGTATTAGAAAAAAATAAATCTGATAAATAAGTATAAATGGTTCAAGTGAAATCGTGGGTGTATACTATATATATTTACCTATTGATAATGATTAAATTGTATTTTATCATTACAGATATAGTGATAAAAGTAGGAGTAAGTAACAATTCATCTCTAGTAGAATCGAATAAGATAAGTAAGAACATGGTGATGGGTATGTTAGCAGCATTAATGATATATTTATTTCATCCCCTTCGTCCTCGCACCTTTGTAATAATAGAGGGTGAAACAAAATTCTTGTTGTTTTTGTTTGGTATAATCAGTTTATTGGAGTTGCCGTGGACTGTACCCAATCAATTTATACATTTAAATACAACGCTAGACTTAACGCAAAAGCAGGTTTCCTTGGTGTTGGGTAGTATAATCGCCCTATTCATTACTGTGGTTGTTGTATATGTATAAATAAATTGAAATAAATATACGTATTCATGGTTATACTATACTCATGAATACGCGTGTTGAAATAATACTAGGTTGTATGTTTTCCGGTAAATCAACTGAATTACTACGTAGATGTAATCGATATAAATCCATAGGTAAAAGTATCGTGTTAATCAATCATAGTTTGGATATAAGAACCGATAATAGTATAAGAACCCATGACGGAACCAAGGGTGTAGCTATAAAATTAACTAGTTTAATGTCATTAGTTCATGATAAACAGTATAGAGATATTTTGTATAGTTCATCGGTGATTGGTATAGACGAGGGGCAATTCTTTGATGATTTGGTGGAATTTGTATTAGCGGTTGAACGTTTAAATAAAATAGTGATTATTGCTGGATTAGACGGAGATTCTAAACGAAAACCGTTTGGTCAACTGTTACAGTGTATACCGTTATGTGATAGTGTAGTAAAACTTACAGCATTAGATATGGTAAAAAAAGATGGTACGGCAGCGATCTTTTCAAAACGAGTCGAAAACATGAAATCTACTATAGTGATTGGTGCTGAAGAAGTATATCAAGCCGTATCTAGAGCAACTTATTTATCCTTACCTTAGAAATTTGCTACCATATTTAATGGGAATATATTATAATGATATCGTATATTTTTGCCTATGGTAGTTTATTAGATAAAAAGAGTCGTGAAACCACGATACTTACAGACCAAGTTTATAGGTGTAGTTTGTACGGTAACTATGTTCGATTTTGGACTTATCATCCGCGATATAAGGATCAATTGGTGTTGGCATTATCGCAGGCGAATACCAAAGAAAGGATAAACGGAGTATTGATGGTAGTAGATGATTTCATGCTATCAAAATTAGATAAACGTGAATCGGGGTATATTCGTATAGAACTTCCAAAAAGTACGATAGACACCTCTTATCAAGTATCGGATTCAATACCCTTGTATACGTATGTGTTGCATAGGGACCGAGAGTTAGAGGTAGAGAATAGTTTAGCAAATACTAGATATATGTATATATGTTGTCGTGGTTTTTTGCAGTATGGAGCGGAGTATGTAAAACAGTTTATAGAAACGACGGATGGTTGGAAATATCCGTGGATAGAGTATTATGTTGATAGTTATAAAAAAATATGCTAGAATAATATAATTAATATGTTTAAGAAATCAGTAATGCGTAAAAATAAAGTAGCATTATCTATATTATTATTTATAGTGGTATATGGGTTATTTTATATAGTAAAACCGGCATTTGCGTATAACGAAGATGGTAGTTTAAAGCCATTTGGTTTAGGGTATTCTAATAAAACGGTAGTCCCGGCATGGTTGGTTGCAATTGTTTTAGGCATATTGTGTTATTATACCATTATGGTATATTTTACCGTATTTTAATAATAAAATCTAATCCTATAGTATATGCCTGCTCAACGTCGTACTCGCCGAAGGACAAACAAACGCCAACAACGCCAACAACGCCAACAACGCCAACAACGCCAACAACGCAAAACGCGTCGCGGTGGTTCCAAGAAAACTCGTGGTGGTGGTGGTGGTGGAAATAAAAAAAATAATTTTTTTAAATTAATGTTAAATGCTAAAAAGAATAACTTAGAGAGTTTTACTTACAATAACAAAGAATACAAGCGTCAGAATAAAAATGGTTTAACTTTTTACAAAGCATAGATGTAATACGTAATGATAGAATATAAGAAATCCATAGTTAAAGTACATAGTAGAGCATCGTGTGTGATTGATATAAGGTAAATTAAGATATCCGCGTATAACGCGTACGCTCATCCATTTTATAAAATAGAATAGACGTTGATATAATGCATATACAGTAACAGTAGTAATATCGAGATCGAGACCGATTCCCCCATTTACTTCTAATACAATAAAGTCTTTTCCTTGTTTTAGAAGATCTTCCGATTTATATTTAATGTCATATCTTCCAATATGATTTCCTGGAATAGAATGACCAATCCGATTTAGTTGTTTTATAAATTTTTTAGTAAGCAAATCTTCTCGTTTGGTCCCAGAAGGATTTCCCTCCCATATGTTATGAAAGTATTCTTTGCCATAATGAATAATACTTTCTTGGTGATTGGTGCGTTTTATGCAAGAAACATAGGTATAGGTATTACTATCAAATAGATAGGTAACACCAATTTCATTAGGATATTCCGTATATTCTTCGATCATGGTGTAATCAGGGCGAAAGCATTTAAAATACTCATCGCGTTCACGGTCGTTATTTATTTTTTTCACTCCAATACTAAAGCTATCGTAGGTATAGGGTTTTAAAACATACGGATACTGAAAGGAGCGTTCATTTTCTTTTGTATAATAATTGGCCTTTACTCTAAAATCTTCTGGGATAAAAGACAATGTATATAATTTATTATAACTAGAATGCTGATAATCATGGGGATTAGAACAAATCATTAGATAAGTAGTAACAAAAAAAAGTATAACAATATACAAAATCATACTGTAATAGAATAGGTTAATTTCGTGTATATTTAAACTTAATAGTAACTAAGCAACACATTCACTATTTACGATATAGGTAAACGCCACATTAACGACCATGCAACCAGTTAATATCAACCAAACAAGTTCACCAATGGTTTCTTTCATAACAATATATTTAAAAAGTTCCTTTTTAAGAGAAGGATCATTTTGAGCTTCCGCATTTAATAATGGTTGCATTCTAACCATAGCTTCTTCAAAATTTTGTGTATTTAATTCATTAATCATGGTAGATACATCATTATAGATATGATTAATGCTTTCCAACAAAGCTTTATCTTCGATATTAGAGGCATCAATACTTTCTGGTTTTTTTAGCAATTTAAGAAAGGCAGGTTTAATTCCGCTTAAAAAAGCAATAAAATAACCTAAAGTATTAGAGAATGGACTTTTCCAACCAGGAAACATTAGTAGCAAAATATTTATTGTAAAAAACATTCCGATCCAGGGTAACATGGTTGCTATAAAAGCAGTAACTATTTGATCATTATCATTACAATTATCTTTAGCAATCATAGAATTAAGTTGAAATTGAACAATAACTGTAATTAAAAGGTAACCAAGCAACCAAAATTTATCGGTAGGAGAGGCAAAGATAATTTTAAGAATACAATAGATAACAGTTGTAACGATAAAGACTCCTATTGAGGTGCTTACATCGGTTTGTAAAGTAGTTGTTTTAGTATCAGCTGTATCATCTGTATCAGCCATATAGATAATAAGTATAATTTTTTTTCTAATAATAGAATTAATTATTATGAATTACGATCAAGGGCCAAATTTAATAGAGCCTGGAACTAAATATTTTTTCAAGTCTTCTTTAAAACAATGTAATGTAGTAAAACAAAAGCATATGAATAAATTATATAATATAACCTTATTGCTTGTCTTTGTGTTTATAGTAGGTTGTGTGATGTTTTATAATTACAAAGGAAGGTTAAGTAAAGAGGAGGTGTATATTAAACATGAAAAAGAGCGTCAATACATATTAGAAAAGGTTCGTAAATTAGATGAAGATCGTCAAAAGGAAAGTCAACAGCGAATTACCAATTTGCCGTTAGTAGCATAATAAAATCTACTTTCACTATATATGAATGAAGAATGCCGAAAAGCAATAGAAGAGTATTACACCTTAAAAAAAGATTATGACAATGCTTACAAAACAAAACAAAAAGCAATAATGACTAATAAGGTGTGGTCAAAATCAAAAAAACGAGAGGCGATAAAAGCAATAAAAATGACGTGTGTGCATTGTAAGCGTTTGGTTGGTACTATTTTTTCATCGGAAAACCGTACGTTATCGGCTGTATGTGGCGACGTCAATGCCCCGTGTCCTTTACATATAAAGATCTTTAAAGGTCGTGTCACAAAACTAGATGATGATTTTACGGCGTGGTATGAGGATTACATTAAAGAATTAACAGAGACAATAGTAAAAACAAAACTAGATGTGTTGTTTCAGTATATTAGTGAAGAAACTGCCGTAAAATTGTTTCAAGAAACCAAAGAAAGTTTAGAGTTATATAAAATGGGTTATAATACGGATTATACCTTGTATTTAGAGAAAACGTCTAATAAAGACAATCTTACTGATATAGATACTTCAAATAAGAAACTCATGGATCACAAAGGTACGCTTAAGGAATTATTAGAAGGTTACCATAAAACAAAAGATAGACGAGTCTTTCAAGAAATAGTCAGTGTATATACAACAAAGATGGTTCCCTTATTAGATTCATTGAGAGACTTAAAATATAAATACATAGATGTAGAGTATGATTCGGACGAGGAGGTGTTTGAGTTAAAATCGAAAACCTATCAAATCCGTGATATAGAAACCAATACAAATGAAGAAGATGAACCAAAGATTATATCAAATATAAAATAATAGTATAGAATATAATGAAATATATTAATTTTCCTTATTTTCTGTGTGCTTTGGCGATAGGTTTGTTTTTAAATTATATACATAATCCAGAACAAAAGGTGATTTATGTTTATCCTACCCCAGATAATTCAAAAAAGGTGTTGTATAAAGATTATGCGGACAATTGTTATAAATATAAAGCAACCGTAGTGAAATGCAATGATAACGCGAAAGCCATTCCAGCACAAGTATAATGAAATAATATAGTAGTTATATATAATGGAGTTTAAGCGAATATTAAAATCGGAGTATGGTATTAAATTGTTGTCCATTGTATTAGGATTAGGTTTAGCTACTTTATTTCGTAAAGTATGTAAAGGTAGAAATTGCATGGTATTTAAAGGACCTCCGATAGATGAAGTACAAAAGACGGTTTATAAAAAAAATGATAAATGCTATCGTTTCACCTATGACAATGTAGATTGTGACACAAAACGATCTATAATAGAATTAACAGATGATACCAAGGATGTAACTAATGAAACAGCAGGAATTTTTTAATCTCCATACTATATATATATGGTTAATAGAACACGTAAGTACAAAAAAACTAAACCAGCGTCGCTATCTAGTATGCGTACGTATACGAAGTGTATAACAAAATTAGATACTAAGTTAATGAAACAAAAAGAGTATAAACGTATAAAACAAATTAAAAAAAAAATAAAAGATAATTCTAGACTAAAAGCGCCTCATTTAATAATTAAACTAAGTAAAAATATTTTAAAAAGAAAATCGAAAATGCCTGCTACAGCCATAACAGTTGCAAACCGTATGATCCTCAAAGCACGACAAGATATTGCCACCCATAAAAAACAAAAGAAAAAATTTAAGAATATTACTAAAGATGAGATGAAATTATTAACAAAATATCATAAGGATTTATCTGATACTATGAAAACACAGTGTTAGGCTTCTTATGCGTAAATAATCGCCATCGTTACATCTTTAGTAATATTAATGGATACTACCAGCATAAGTTCATTGCCGTCTAACACTATGCAATATAACTCTCAACCCATGCAACCGCCGTCCATGGGGCAACCGCAAGGCATGCAACCGCAGTCCATGGGGCAAACGCCGTCCATGGGGCAACCGCAAGGCATGCAACCGCCGTCCATGGGGCAAACGCCGTCCATGGGGCAAACGCCGTCCATGGGGCAAACGCCGTCCATGGGGCAAACGCCGTCCATGGGAGGTGTCCAACTAAATACAGTTTCAAATGTTTCACCTACAACTGGATATAATCCCAATGTATCAGAACCTCCTCAACCCCCACCGACCTTAACCAAAGATATGATACATGAAGTATCAAGTACAATAGAAAGGGCGAGTTTAGACGGATCTACAAAACTTCCTTCGCGTGACATACCTCGAGATACTTTACATTTAGCGACGGACGTACAGGTGAATGCAGATCATATTCCATTACAAGAAAAAATGCGAGATTACATAGGAGATTATGATGATACACAAGAGGTAATAAAAAAGCATATGGAGGAAAAAGCAAACTATAATAGATTGGAGACTATTTATAACGATATACAAACTCCAGTGTTAATAATGTTATTGTATTTTTTATTTCAGTTGCCTGTGGTGAATAGTATGGTGTTTAAAGTATTTCCAAAATTATTTCATAAGGACGGTAATTTAACCATGAGTGGGTTATTATTAAAAACAAGTTTATATGGAGCAGCTTATTATGGTATAATGAAAGGAATTTCGTATATATAACGTTACATAGCAAGGATTTGTTCCAGTGCTTTTGGTTGTATCTCTGGTAAAACCGGATGGCTTTCCCAGAAATACTTACAGTAACTCCATTTAAACTCACAATCGTCAACATACCAATCGGTTTCTAGGAGGCGGTTTTTAATATTGGCGGGTAGTAGATATAGACTGTTTTTAGGTAGCACATAACTAAGTTGAAAATAATTGGATACGGGTGTTTCGGGTTTTCTCGCCAGGAGTTGTTTAAAGTTGTAAGGAACATGTTTAATAAGATCACCAAACAAAGGTGGATAATCGTATTTGTAGTACCAGGTCCAATCGATACATCCCTTAGTGTAGTATTCCATGTTCCATTCTAGACCTTCGATGTAGTTGATACAAATGTCTTGTACTCGTGCATTGTTGATTTGTGTATCAAATAGCATTTTATAGTATCTTTCTTCCCAGAAAGCTTCATAGGGATTGATGTATTTTTCCACTTGTCGGTGTTTTGTAGGTATATTCATAAATTTAAATTCTTTTTCTTCGTCGTTACTTGTAGGGTAATGTTTTTTTTCGGATTTCACGCGTTTTTTGTGTTCTTGTAAAAATAGGGATCGTTCTTCTAGAGCGATTTCGTGAATAAGTGTTCTCACGTTTTTCCAGTGAATTTTCTCGCCATCATATAGGCAATCACTATTTTTAAACAACCCTCTGTATTTTTCAATAAGATAGTATATCCCATCGGTACGGATATTAACACTGGGAAAATGTGGCATAAAATCATTGCCGAGCATAAAGCACATAAAGATATAATCATACATTTTGTGGATGTAATTTACGTCGCCATCTTCCCCTGCGAGTTCAAGTGCAGTTTGTTGTCCGAGTAGTTTCATATTAAGAAGATAGGTTTTATTGGCTTCAAGATCTTTGTGAATGTTTTTAATAAATTCAGGAGTTTCGCGGTATAAATAGATGTTATTACGATAGGAAAGGTGGTTTAATGCCAGCATAATAAGATCTGCATCGAGACCATAGATAACCGCATTTTTCTCTTTGTTTTTGGTGTTGCGAATGTGTTGCATAATTTTGTGTTCTCCTTCGCCGCAATGTCGTGACCCCGTAAAGATAACGGGGGGTGTATGTTGTTTAAAATGGTTATTTACATATTGGTCTAACTTTTTCATAAAACTGGTTCCAGGTGTAATCGCACAGGTGTCCCATTCAGTGTGCGTTTTCTTGCTAAGAATGGATCCAAGTATAGATTTAGTATATTGACTTTTAAAACGCCGATCTCTTTGTTGTTTTAGTTTTGCGAAAGGAGCAATTCCATCAAAACTAATAAATACGAGTTCTGTAGGTTGAATATCGTGAATATATTCCTGAATTTGTAGGCATATTTGTCTATAAATATCATTATCCGCAACTTCAACTTCAACTTCAACAGAGGATTTAATCTTTAGCGATTTTCGTATACAATCGTAGATAATAGAATTGCTATCAAAATAAAGTTCGTGAATAGCATTTTTCTGAAGGTGTTTATCTTGTATAATTTTATGATGATTTTTAATAATATAAGAAAAGTAACTTGGTATGCCCATACTTTAGTATAGGTATAACTCTTTAATATAGAGTAAACATGTTTAATTCTAAAAATAATAAAATAATTATATACTATTATGACGGAATTATCAAAAAAAGAGGTAATCATAAATCGACTAGCTTACTATAAAGATATGATATCTAAAACAATAGTAGCGATACAAAAATACAAATTAATGGATGTATTAACGCATAACGATTTAAATTTAGGTATATCTAATTTAGAAAAAAACAATGAATTACTTACCTCTTTGGATATGATGTTAAAAACTGAAAATACTGTAAAAGATCAACACATTAACATATTACAAGAAATAAACGATAATTTGTCGGTTGTATGTAAAAATTATGGTACACATTCGATAGATGATATATTATGTATTTGTTATGGTACATCTTTTTTAACTAGTTGGTTAAAACAAGTAGACCAGGACAAGTATAATATATTAAAGAAGTATTATCACCCCATAGGCTATAAATTAGTATCTTGTACAAAAAAGCGCATAGTAAAGTCGATTGAAAAAAATAAGATAGTCGATGAAAATAAAATAGAGGAATTTGCAGATAATTTAGAATGTTTTGACTTGGCGAGAACCAATAAAAAGTTTAGGATAAGATTGCTAGGAATGAAAGTAGTAATCTTTAACGATGAAAACAATACCATGTTAATATTGAATGGTATCGTGGATGATATATTAATGTCTTGTGTAGACAATAGTTATGTCCATCAAAAACAGACAAAACTAAATACATTAATCAAAAGTGAAGCAGAGGTAAAATATTACGACGATTATGTAAAAACCATTATATTAAAAGAGTGGTTGGTGTATTCAGACTCCGAATTGTTCCATAAATTTAAAGGCTATGACAGTCAATTAAAGTTATTAAAACAAAAGTCAATCAATCAGGTAATTAATGATTTTGCGAATAATGACTTGTATTCGCAGCGATCGGTGTTAATTTTAATGTTATCGCGCATGGACATTGATAATTTCAAATATTTAGCATATTTGTTGTATGATTTGTTATCGAATGATAACAATGGAACAATAGATTCAGTAGATCAAAAGTTGTTGTATGATAGTTTGCCCTGGTCCATAAAGAGTAATTTTAAGGTTGCCATGACAGAAACGATAGATTATACAAATAATTTAATTAAGTTTGAGCAAAATAAGATTCCTTTAGAGCAGCAGATTTGTTTATTAAAAACGACCGATGCCATAAAAGAAAAAGCGATGAGTAAATTGCGAGAAATTAAAGCAAAGTCAGAAGATTCTGGATCAAAGTCAAGGCAATATTTAGATGGTTTATTACGAATCCCTTTTGGAATTTATAGAAAAGAAGACATACTTACTATAACAAGTGCAACAAAAGAATTATTTAAATCGGTAGTAACCGATGTAAACATGTTGCAACTAACCACATTAGATGAATCTTATTCGTATAATACAATGGAAATAAGGCAGCATATTTATACCTTAACTAAGTTATTAGGTGTGGATAGTATAGTAGGTTTACTACAAAAATCGATAGTGAAAATGACAAAACCGCAGTTGGTAAAATTGGTAGCGTATATAAATAATATAATCCATTCCGAATCGTTGTCAGTAGATAGTCTAGTGATAACTGGTAAGAAAATAGTAGAGATTAGAGCCTTATTAAAAAAGTTTATAATAAAACATTCAAAGGTGATAGATGTTGTATTTTGGCGTCGAATTTATTATATGGATAATCATAATACCATAGCATCGATAGAGCAAGGTATAAGTTCCATTAGTAGTAACCAAGATAGTATCAAAGGTTATTTTAATACGATAAAGACCACCTTGGAAGATTCTGTATATGGTCATGTAGACGCCAAACGTCAAATAGAGCGTATATTAGGTCAATGGGTAAACGGACAGCAAACGGGTTATTGTTTTGGTTTTGAAGGTCCTCCTGGTGTAGGTAAAACAAGTTTAGCGTTAAATGGTATTTCCAAGTGTTTGGTAGACAGTGATGGGACGTCTCGTCCCTTTTCCATCATAGCCATGGGTGGATCGTCGAATGGCAGTACCTTAGAGGGGCATAATTATACGTATGTAGGTTCTACGTGGGGAAAGATAGTAGACATTATCATGGAAAAAAAGTGCATGAATCCGATTATATTTATAGACGAGTTGGATAAGGTAAGTAAAACGGAGCATGGGCGAGAAATAATAGGTATATTAACGCATTTAATAGATAAGACGCAGAACACGCATTTTCAGGACCGTTATTTTACGGGTATAGATTTAGATTTATCGAATGCTTTATTTATTTTTTCTTACAATGATGTATCGTTAATAGATCGTATCTTGTTGGATCGTATTCATCGAGTAAAATTTGATTATTTAAGTTTACAAGAAAAGATAGTGATTGTCAAAAAGTACATATTACCCGAGACGTATAAGCAAATGGGATTAGAAAATGTAATATTTATGGATGATTCTATAATAGAGTATATCATAGAAGAGTATACAAATGAACCAGGTGTTCGTAAATTAAAGCAATTGATGTTTGATATAGTAGGTGAGATTAATTTAGAAATTATAATAAACGATCAACATACAATACCCATACATATAACAAAAGAGATGTTAACCACTAAATATTTATCGCATTATGTACCCTATGAACCGCAAAAGATTTCTCCGCAAAGTGAAGTAGGAGTCATTAATGGATTATGGGCAAATTCCTTGGGAAATGGAGGTATCATACCTATACAAGTTCGCTATTTCATAACCAATCAATTTCACGAGTTAAAATTAACAGGTATGCAAGGGGATGTGATGAAAGAAAGTATGAATGTTGCCAAAACTCTAGCGTGTAGTTTAGCAAAAAAGTCAGGTGTATCAAAGCAAATGATAAAGGATAAGTTGCAGGGTATTCATATCCATTGTCCGGATGGTGCCGTACCGAAGGATGGTCCATCGGCAGGTGCAGCAATTACGACAGCGATTTATAGTTTGTTATTAAAAAAGAAGATTAATCATTTGTATGGTATCACGGGTGAAATTAATTTACAAGGAAATGTAACAAAAATAGGTGGATTAGATTTAAAGATAGTTGGAGGTATTCGTGGTGGTGTAAAATATTTTTTGTTTCCCGAGGAGAATATAGAAGATTACAATAAATTTCTTAGCAAAAATAAGAATAATAAGATACTTGAAGGCATTTCCTTTACTCCAGTAAACACTATACATGATGTACTTGCTAAAATATTAGTATAACGTATACATAGCAAATAAAATATTTGATATGTATATATGGCAATTCAATTATCAATCTCAAATGTATTTAGGTTTATATCTTACATAACCCCTATATTATTAATTTTTTTCATGATAATGATATCGGTATTTAACCAAGATGTAAAGGGATTAATATATCTAGGAGGTATATTAATAGCGGTATTTATAACCGTAGGTATGAAAAATATGATCAAGGTACAGGCAGATAATCCCGCTTATACATGTGATATATTTGATTTACCGGGTAATGCATCTCATTATACGGTTCCTGCGTTAAACAGTGTGTTAATAGCATTTACAATGGCTTATTTAATCAAACCGATGACTGATTACAATCAAATGAATTACTCTATTTTCATTTCCTTATCTATATTATTTATAATAGACGGTATCACAAAGATAACCAATAAATGTACTCCTCCATTGGGAGTAATAGCAGGAGGTATTATAGGGTATGTATTTGGTGTAGTTTATTATTCTTTATTAAAAACAACAGGTAATCAGAAATTTTTGTATTTAAACGAGTTGAAAAGTAACAATGTGGTTTGTAGTAAACCAAGTCAGCAGCAATTCAAGTGTTCTGTATATAAAAATGGGCAATTAATATCAACAAATACTACGTAGAGAAGTATGAAAAAAGTTAATAGTGTGTTTTGATTATGGTATGAAGATTTTGTAATATTTTTTTTCGTCGCATCGAATTTACCATCATCCGAGGATTTCCATAATTTTTGTTGTATAGGATCTCTACATTTTTAAAAATAACATAAAGGTTACCTTGTTTATATTTATCCATATTTTTGTAAGGAAATATGGGTTTACGATTCGTTATATTAATATTATTATGAAAATGATACATAAACTGTTTTAGGTGTTCTTTTGTAGGTAATTGTTTAATAGTAACAAATTTTAAATAATCCATAGCGTGAGCACTACAATCAGGGCAAGGTAGTATACTACACATATTTTTGATAACAGTAAATATGATAGGACCTAGTGTTTTGTATCGTTCATTTGGTATTAATTCAATAAGAGTATGAAACAATGTCCAAGTAAATTGCCCCCAATTATTTTTATGTTTCTTCATAATGTATATAAAGATATAAAATATAAAAGAATAGAATGGATAATGATACTTTTTTTAAATTATTAAATGAAACCATGGAGGATCCAACTCTAGAGCAAGTAGATAAATGTTATATTTCGGATGAACCGCTAAATGACACACGTGTAACATTAAACTGTAATCATAGTTTTAATTATTATGCGCTATATCAAGAAATAATAAAACAAAAGCACAGTGTTCGTAACAAATTAAATCATTTACAAAATTACTGCTTAGAATGTCCTTATTGTAGACAAATTCAAACTACATTGATACCTTATAGAAAAATAAAAGGAGTTCGTAGGATAAGGGGAGTTAATTCTCCTAAAGAATGGTGTATGTCTGACCTAACCAAACAGTGTTTAGTGTGTTCAGCGCCGTGTGCACGTTCATTTTGTTGTGTAGGTCATGATAAACTGTATAACAAATGTCATTGTCTGGTTCAAAGTAAAAAACTGAAATATGAGCATCAATGTCATAATAAAGGTATTTTTATGATAGAAGAAAAGGATAAAACGCTTAAACTATGTGGTATTCATCATAATCAATATAAAAAATATGGTATAACAAAATTAAATCTATTTAAAAAATAGAGTTAATGTATATAAATGTCTACTACAACAAAAGATGAACTAATAGGTTATATTCGAAACTGGGTCAATACCGATGGTGAATTAAAAAGCTTACGAAGTGAAGTAAAACGATTAAATCAAGAAAAAAAGCAGTTGTCAAATAAATTAATAGAGATCATGAAGGAAAATGAAATAGAGACCATAGATATGAATGAAGGTAAGTTATTATATAAAAAATCGATTGTAAAAGCACCCATAAGTAAAAAGCATTTAATACAGTGTTTAGAATCTTTTTATAAGACAGATACAGCACTAGTAGATGAATTAACCAATCATATATTGGAATCTCGAGGTACCAAAGTATATGAGTCTATAAAACATAAAAATTAATCTAATTACATACTATGTATAAATATGATATATCCAAAGTATGTAAGCCGTTTACCCAAGATCAATTAGTGGAAGGTAGATTGTATTTGTGTATATATTATGCAAACACCAGTTTAAAGATTCCCTTTATCCAGTATTTACTGTATAAATACAATGATGGTCCATTAAAACATAATTTAATAATACCCTTTATAGAGTATACTACAGAACATAGTTTAGAAAATCAGTTACGTTTATTTTTTTCAAAAGTATTAGAATATTCAATAGAAGGTGAATCTATAGAAATTAAAGGTTTGCTAGAGAAGCAGTATTTATTTATAGATATTAGTACATTTATGTTAAAATATAAAGAACCTCTCGGTATATTAACAGAAAGTAGGGATTGTTGGTGGTTAACTACTTTATATGAAATAGTGCATCTAAAATATATATATCAATATCATGTAGATGAATCGGTAACGGAGTTGTTTATTCAATATCCTGAATTGATGAAAATGACCCATAAAACAAAGGAAGTAGAATCCCCTATTGTAGTGTATAATGGCTATACGTATAATAGAGCTTTATTTGTATCTATATTTGGTAAAAATAAAAGTTTTTCCAATGGAAGATATGGTACCTTTTATTACTTTACCGATTATGAAGGTGCCATATATTTTATAAAAGAAACCATAAGTTCACGTAATCCTGATCGTGTAGGTATTGTAAGAAGTGTGTTATTTGCTCAAAACAAACACGTGGTATTAAATAATCCATCGGAGAAAGCAAAAGATTTATCGCATATAGCTAGTTTAACAACTACCCAAAAAGAACGTTTATCTAGAGTGTATGATCCATATGGAGAATGGGCAAAAGACTATACTACGTTATTTGCGTATAAACCGATATTGTCCAATGGAAGAAGTTTAGACGAACCGTTAGTAATAGTGTCTAGTATAAATGAATTAACAACTGTATTAAATTGGGTTGAAATAGACAAAACAAAGTTATTTAAAAAAGAGTCTACTCATGATAAATATTATATTAAATGAATATATATGATTAAGCAAATAATAATAGCTATAATAGCAGCAATAGCCATAAGTATTGCCTTATCTAGTATATTTAATTTTTTAGGAACTCCGCTTTATATTTATGGAAATTGGATTTTTTGGATAGACGCCATGGTCATTTTTTACATACTATTGCCCAGTAAACAAAGTAGCATATTTTCAGGATAGTATCCAAGGTTGATCTTTTACCGTTTGTAACTCATCTTCGATAAGACCGGTGTTCTTAGTGTAACTAATGATATCTCCTTCATATTTTCCCGGAATATAAAGTTGTGCATTGGTAAGATAAGGAACGTGTAGTTTGATTTCCGACCATATCGTTTGAATATGGTTTTCGTGGGTGGTAGAAGGAAAGGAATACGTGCAGCCGTGTTCAAGTTGTTTATTTTTATACACAGTAAATGGTTGAAGTTTAATAAAAGGAATATGATTTGATTTATTTAAGTATAGTAACAATAGATTACAAGAAGTTTCTTTGAAGTTACTATGGTGTATATCTATGTTTGTCATATTCATTGTACTTAATATGTTAGAATATGTTTATATTTTATTATAAATATATTGTAATATAGTAATAATGTATTTCGATAAAATTTTATTATATCAATATGGTAAGGTTGGATCAACAGCTATTAGACATTCTATTGTAAATAGTAAATATATAACTAAACCAAATCGCGTATATCCCTATACTTTAATACAAACTCATAGTCATAGTGTTGCGGAGGATGTACTAAAAAAACATCCAGATGTACTGGTGATAGTGATTGTTCGTTTACCAGTGAATCGTAATATATCAGATTTCTGGGAGAATATACATAAATATTGTCAACACTATAAAGAAGAAAGTATACAAGAGATAGATGCTATATATAAACAACGAGATTACATTGGGTATACGGAGAACTGGATGGATAGATGTTTTTCTTTATTAGATTTAGATAAAACAACTTTTCAGTTTAATCATCAGGATAAGTATAGTATATATCAAGATAAAACGAAATGTTTATTGTTTCGTTATGAAGATTTTCACTACATTTCTAATACGATTTTTCCCAAAATAGGAATTTATATCACTAAAAAATCAAATGTAAGTTTAAAAAAAGGATATGCAAATATGTTGTTGAAGCATAAGCAATATCACACTATAAATCACGAGGTAGAAAATCAAATACGCACAAGTTATTATCATAATGCATTTTACACCGATAATGAATTATCAAACCATATCGAAGAATGGAGTGAAACCACAAAAACTCCGGTCATTCCTTCACCAACAGTATCACCAAAAAAAGTACGATTCGCCGATTTACCTCCAAAAATACCGACAACCACAAGACCAATGCGAAGAAGAGTCCAAGTCGCAGCACAGCAAAGAGCCCAAGCAGCACAGCAAAGAGCCCAAGCAGCACAGCAAAGAGCCCAAGCAGCACAGCAAAGAGCCCAAGCACAGCAAAGAGCCCAAGCACAGCAAAGAGCCCAAGCAGCACAGCAAAGGGTCCAAACCGCGCAACAAAAAGGTCAAGCAACACCTAAAGCGTTAAGATTCGAAATGGGAAAGTCTATGTTTGCACGATATAGGTAAGAGATTATCCCCCCACCCCCAGCTGGCGCGCGATAGCGCGCCCAAAGCATCCACCATGATACAATTCAATTGTCAAGAGTATGTCTATTTTTTGAATTGGAAAAAAGGAGGTTAAGTATTTTAATATATGTTTAACTAAAACCACAAGAAATGTCCTTTTTTCATAAATTGAAAAGTTTTCCCTCCTCTATCCATTAAGTATCACCACCAACAATAGCAGTATGGAAGAATTCAACACATCCAAAAATCATCGCACCGTACGCCTTGAGCGCAACAAATCTGGTCTCTATGAGGGAAAATGGTTGCGCCGGCGTTTTGCGCGGAACAATGAAATGTGTGTACGCATGGCCGAGTCGCTCCATGAATCCGATCACACGCAAGCAGCGTTCTTCAAAACCTTTTGTCCTGACGATTTGATGAAGCATATGGTTGAACTTGGCGAAAATCCCTATCGTAATCCAAAAATGCGTCCTCAGATGCACAAGAAAAAAATCAACAAATTCAAGGCGCGTGCCCGCGATCGCAAATCGAAAATGGCAGCACGTGAACTAACTCTAAATGAAGAATCTCAAGAGGAAGTGGTGATTGGAAACTTGCTTCCACCACCAGCGCACACCATACAAGCTTGGGATAATCACATCGCACTTTTGAAGCGCGAATGGGAAGAGCGGATCCTTATGGAAGCAGCAGTGAACGCGCTAATGACCCAGCGTTTCCAACTAGCATTGGAGCGCGGAACCAGGCGCAAGTGGAGTAGTGTGGTTTAGAGAATAGCGCGCGCAGATAACCTTTTGCATAGTATCTTATAGCAACTTTTTTATTTTTCATAATTTGCTTTCAATAAGCATTTTTTAATGCTTTGGAGTTGCAAAAAATATCGCCTGTTTTTTTCTTTCTCGCGCAGCAGCTCCGCTATCAAATCATCTTGTTTTTGTTGTTCATTTAAATATAATTGCCTATAAGCATCAGCATCTTTTTTCAAGGCATGCATTTTTTGATGCTCTATGGTTTTACTTTTACGTATCAAAGGTTCTGGTCGTTTAAACGGAACCTTGTTTCTGCGTTCATCATCGTAATACCGCTTCCAGTACCCAATACGACTTTGTGGTTCATTATAATTCATTATTATACTATAATG